CGCCTTCACCTTTTCTGCCGAAAGGTCGTTATAGCTCAGGTAATACACGGTCTCACTTGCAGTGGCTGCAAGCCCCGCATAGCTGTCGGTCCGCTTACCCGTCAACAAGTTCTGCGGCTGGTTGCTCGTCGCACCGTGTTGCCCATTTGGTGCTTTCGCCACTGTGATCATCGGCACCGTGGCAATTTCACTCACCGGTTTTACCTTTTCTGCGTCATAGCAGCGGTAAGTCGTTCCATCCACAATCCACAGCTTTTCTTTCAGCTGCACCGCATTGCTGTGGGCATCTGCCATCCCACTGCAAAGCTCTTTTGCCGCATAAAGCTCTGCGGCAACTTCCCCTTCAGCCTTCAATGTAAACTTTCCCGTTTCCTGCTCAATCTTCACGGGTTCTGTAAGGGTTTCTACCGGGGTAGCAAGGTCATAGACGACCGTTACTGGCGCGCCAGCCGCATACTGTGCTGCAAAATATGCCTTCAATGTTTCTGGTGTATTATAAGGTGCCGTGTCAGCAATCGGTATGTAAAACCAAGAAAGCGCACCTGAAATCGTATTGCTGAAATGACTACACATACAATTTGAAGATGCGGCATTTGTAACATAAAACGCCTTGTATGCAATGTAGTTCCCAGAAATTACACACGGTTGCATTCCATCTAAAATTACTTTTTTCTTTATGTGGTATTCCCTTTTCTTGTATTCTCCACAGGTTAAAACATTTGTTTCTAGCGTGTCGCCTTCGCACAATTCTTCCTGCGGCCCCACGGCTGTGGTTCTGTAATCACTTTCACTTTCTGTTGTAATTCTGCAATATACTTGTGTTGCGACTTCAAACGCCGTCGATTTATACCAAACATCAATTGGGTTACTTGCCAAATATGTATTCACTGCGGAAACCGTGTAATCCGTCAATTTTGACTTTCCGATGAAATAATACGTTGTTGTTTTTGTCAAAGAGTAGTGCTCGAAATCTCCAGTATATGATGTGTCAAGCTTTAACGCTGATGATACTGATTCTGCTTCTGATATGCTGGCATCATACTTAATATCCGGGCATAGTGCAGTTGTTACCCCACATCTTAAAACACTCCCTAAGTCCGTGACACTAACAACAGATCCTTTTAACACAAAGTGTTTATCAAAATCCCCAACTCCGTGTATTTTTCTGATGTTTGCAGGGCTTGGGTCACCTGTTCCGTTTTGGGTCGTTTTTCCATAAACCGTTATATTTTTTACACAGCCCGCCTTGCCGTGTGTGGCAATTTGCTGGGCTCGCTCATGCCGAATTACTGCCCCGTCCAGCACTCCGCCTTCCGGCAGCTCATCGGTGTCCAGCAGCATTTCATACAATTTTGTGCCCGCGTGCACCAGTTCGTGCTCTTTGCCCTCTTTTTGCAGGCTGTATGCCCCATTGATCTGCCCGTCCAGGCGTGCCAGCGTGTGCCAGCCGGGCCGTTTCGCGGGGAATCCATCCGCATCCGGGATCATATTTGGCGCGTCAGGCGACCGTCTCAAATCCACATTTACAACACTTGAGGTCAAGTCCACCCCGCGGAATTTCGACAGTTCCACCGTGTACGTCGCGGGCGAACTCCATTGCCGTCCTCTTGGTATCTGTGGCATTCAGCCTCTCCCCTCTCAATAAAGATCCTGTATGGTCTCACTTTTTGCCTGCTGGCTTTCCCAAAGCGCCGTCACATATTTCGCCCTAAAATCATCCATCATCGCATTGTTTTCCGCCGCACGGCAAAAATCAGCCGCAAGCCCATAGGGCAGCGCAATGCGCAATAGTACCGGGCGGTAGTCAATCTCTTCTTCCATGCTTGCCGCCGTTACTTTCGGGGCTTCTTTTAATTCTTCTATCCCCTCTTGCCGCCGCAGCGCATTTTCATAGGGCAGGGCTTCGGCCAGCAACACATTCAACATACCCGGCACAAACGGCTTCACATCGTCGCTTTCCTCCGGTGTCTGCACCAGCCACCCTGCGGCAAGTGCAAAAACTTCATTTGCCGTCATTCTTTCTCCTCCCCGGCCACTGCTGCCATACAGCAGTGCCTTTTCTCTCAGCACTTTTTATAGCTTGCATTCTTATTTTTAAAAAAGCAGCCGGCCGGCTGTATTTTTCCACTGCCCTGCCGGCTGCCCTCTGTTTTCCTCCCCGGGGCCAAGTCCATTTTTTGCCCCTGCCTGTTACCCACCCGGCTCTTTTAACTATTCCCCGTTAGCCGGCCAGTGTAACCTCTGCCACTGCCGAGGGGTATGCCCCGTCTTTATACTGGTAAGCCCGCACGGTCATCCCCGCCTGCACTGCCGGGGCCGTACCCACCACCGCAGTTGCCGAGTAACGCGGGTCGCTGCCGTCCGTGGTGTATTTCACGCTCGCGCCCGATGCCGGCGTAATCGCGCCGCTTGTCGCATTGATGGTCGGCACCGCCAGTACCGTCCCTGCCGCACCAGTCACATCCACATACACGCCGTCTGCCTTTGCGCCAAACACAAACAGGTCATAGTAAAAACGGCCCTCACACAGGTTGCCGCTGATGCCGGGGGGGTCAAGGTGCACCTTGTTGTCCCAAATTTTCACCGGGGCACTTGCCGCACGTTTGTGCACCAAAATAAAGTTCACCTGTGCGGGCATCAGGTCCTCCGGTACTTCCACTACCGGCGCGCCAAAAATATCGCCCACCTGCCCCTGCACCACCGCGCGGGTCCCAATCTTGTCCAGGTTTTTAAACTGCTCGGTCTCCACCAGGGCGTTAAACACCTCGGTGCGCACATACCAAGTACGGCCCTTTACCGGCACCCGGTGGTCCAGCAGATGCTTGCGTGCCGCAGAAAACCGGGCAATCACATTGGTCTTGTCAATCGCTGCAGTGTTGCCCACAATTTTGCCCGCTTTGTTCGCCAAAGCACTCAGGCAATAGCGGTCATAGGTCGGGATCACCTCTTCGCTCATCTGCACGCCCATAAATTTACCGGCCTTGTTGATCGCCTGGTCCAGGTTGTTGCCCTTGTCAATCACGCCCGAAAAGCTCTTATCCTGGCTCATGGTCAGTTCTTCCACGGTGTCGCCCACCTCGGTCGGCGTGCCATAGCGGTTGCCGCCGGCGGTTCGGTCATAGTCGTTCAGCGGTACCGTGCTGATGTTGTGCACCCGCACTGTGCGCGCACCCACAAACTCGTTTTCGCCCGAAAGTCGGCTTTTGATCATGCTGTCCATCGTGAACGCCTGGTCCACCTTTGTCGAAACACGGGTATCCAAATTGATCGTCTGGCTCAAATCTCATTCCTCCTGTTAATCTCGAAATCCATCTAAAAATCCGGCCACAAACGGGTCGGTCTTCTCTTTTCCACCAAGCCCGGTAGCAGTGCCCGGTGCGGTGCGCCGGTTCTGCGCCGCGGCATCCTGTGCCGCTTTCTGGTTTTTCAGCCGTTGCAACTCCACCGCCCGGTAGGCAGCCAGCGGGCTTTCCCCCTTCTGGATGCGCTGCAATGCCTCTTTGGGCAACTCTTTCAAGTCCGGGTATTCTTGCAATAGTTCCATAAACGGGGCCAGCCGCTGTTTTTCCCCCGCTTCCTGTTGCTCGCGTTGCAGGGTCTCGCGTCGCATTTTAGCAAGCTCTCGCGCGGCATTTTCCGGCATCCCGCGCTGCATCTCCCGCTGTACCTGTGCATGTTCCAGCCCTTTTTCCAAGTAGTCCAAATACTGTGGCAACGGCATGCCGCTCGCTGCCGCATACTGGTTCAGTAAAGTCATTTCCCGGCCACTTTTAAAGCTGTCACGCTCACCGCGCACCTTATCGTAATCAAGGCCTTTTTGTGCCAGTGCAACCACCTGTTGCGCCGGCAACGTTACCTCTTTACCGTAGTATTTCAGCGTCAGCTGTTGTTCAGGTTCAGGTTCTTGTTCCTGTTGCTTTTTTTGTTCTCCCCCCGCTTCACTCGTCTCCCCTGTAACAGGCCCCTCCTGTGCTTTCGGCGGGTTCGCCGTCTGCTGTGCTTCGCCCATCAGGTTCTCGCCTTGTGGCACCTCTTCAGTTTTGGTGGTCTCCTCCACTGCGTCAGTTTGCCCATTCAAGGTCTCCATCTCTTCCATTTTTGCTCCCTTCCACACCGGCCAGTTGGTCACTAGCCGGCGCAAAACACAATTTTATTTTGGGTCTTTGGCAGCACGCAGTACTTCCTGCCCAATCTCCTGGTCACGGTTTGCACATTGTCGGTTGGTGCAGATATAGGTTGCCACTACACCCTCGGGCGCGTTCTCATTCACTTTCAACACTCGTCCCTCTCTTTTGCAGCATGGGCACTTCATCAAGTTGCACCGCCTCCTTTCATCATCGCTTCCAGCAGGCCGGGGGGCAGTTGCTGTTGTGTTCCTTGTGCTGCCTGTGCCCCCTGCGCCCCCTGCTCCGCCATCGCTGCTTGCTGGGCTTGCTCGGCCTGTTTTTGCAAAGCCTGTATCAACTGCGTACGGTTCGGGATATACCCGCGCGGCATATTTTCAAGATAAGTCTCGGCATCCATCAGCCCGCGGCCAAACAGGTTATCCATTGTCTGTACCTGCATCAGTTCCGACCAATAGGTCGCGGCGCCAATCTCCACATTCAGCTTCAGCTTTTTTTGTGCCAACTGGGCAAAGTCAAACAGCACCGTCTGCATTTCTTCTTCCGGTTCTGCCGTCATTCCACCCTGTTGCGCGGGCAATCCATTTGCTTGTGGCTGCATCGGGTCCGGCGTGTCGGGTTTCGCCATCTTCATACGCACCGGGCGCACGCCGTAATTAAGCGTCATCATGTCCAGCCAGATGCGCACCGACTCTTCCACAAAGCTGTAAAAGTCCTGCTTTTGCAGCTCCAGCGGCATAGCCGTCGCCTTTTGCGTCACAATGATCGCACTGGTGTTGTCCGGTCTCACATTGCCCAGTGCCGCATCCGATGCCCCCATCGTGTCACGCGTCATGTCGATCACACGGTCGATCAACTGCATTACCTGTGCTGACATATCCGGGGCGCGGTACCCCGCCGCCACTGCGGCATTGGGGTCCCCCGGCACGCCAATTGCTGCCCCTACCCGGTTATCCCAGCCCTGCGGCAGCAGGTTGCTGTTGTACACCACTTTGGGGAACGCCATTTTCTTCACATGCTCCATCGCCAGTGCGTACAGCTTGTTCACATAGATCTGGTTCGGGATCAGCCCCGTCAGTGCCGCCTGCCCATGGTAGCGGTTCTTCACCTTTTCCCACGGCAGCATCGTCACCGGGTAAAGGGTGTATCCCGTATCCCACGGCTTTCGCACAAAGCCACCCGCACAAACTTCGCAGCACCACACAGTTCGGCGCGCGCCGTTTTTTTGCTTCCAGTATCGGCGCACCACCGTTACTTTGCCATCCTCCTGCTCATTGGTTCGGCGGTTTTCGTCCTCGTCCGGCCGCACTTCGTCCGGGTCACACCCATTTTGCTGCGCTTCCCGCTTCACCTGCGTCACCAGCCTGCGGTAGTTCAGCAGCAAATAGGGTTGCTGTTGCAACTCCCGGTTCTGGGGGTTGCCAAAGTGCAGGTTGGTATTTTCCATTATCTCGGTCTGGATCTGCCCCGGGGTCGGCATAAAATCCTGCGCACCAGGCAAGGTCACCGTCCGCAGGCCACCGTCCTCCTCCGGGTCAAAATAAAAATGCAGGCAACCGTCCCCATCCACCGCTGCATTGCGGATCACTTCACGGCACTTTTTCTTATACGCGGTGTTTTCCATCACCGCATCCATCTGCTCGCCCACCATGTCCAGCATCGGCTTATCTTCCTCAGTCTCGTCAAACGCCTCCAACGAGACCCCAATGTCGTCCGACATGATCGAGGAAATAAAAAACTTCACCACCCGCGCCAGAATGTTGAACACCGGTTTATCCAGGTTTGGGGCATGTACGCCGCGCCACTGTTCGCCAATGTAAAAATCTTCATTCTTCTCCACGGTATTGTATAAATCAATCGCCTCGTTGTAGCTTCTGGCCTTTTCGTACTCGTGCCATACCCCGCCCGCCGTTGTCTCGTCAGCCTCTCCGGTGTCGGCATTTTTGTGCCCTTTCGGCAGCTCCTCTATGTTCACCTGCACACCTCCTCCTGTCCGCTATAGTTCCACAGTGCCGCCCATTGTTTTGCAAGCTCCTGTTCCCTCTTTTTCTCCTCCTGCGTCGCAGGCAGTCCCAGCGCCGTTTCCAGTGCCGCCACGCGGGCGTTCAGGTCTTCCCATTCTCTGCGCTTGATCAGCATCTATCTTCTCCTCTCAAAACGATAAAAAGCGTTCTACCTGGCTCTCATATTCCGCTTTCTCTCTCTGGGCTTCTTTCGGGGCCTTCACCACCAAAAAGCTCTGCTGCGGGCGGATATACTGCGCGATCGCAAGCGCCATCACACAGTCATCATGTTCCCGTTCCATCGCCTGTGGTCTGCCTCGCTCGTCCCGCACAAATACCAGCATTTCCCGCAAGGTAACGGCATCGCACAAAAGGTCCACATTCTCCCGCACCGCCTGTATCAGCCCGGCAATCGCCACCGGCCGGGTCGTCGCCGTCGTCTTAAACCCATAGCGCCGCTGCAACCGGTGAGTATAGCTGTCCTCAGTTTCCCGCATATACTGGTGTGGGTAGCGCAGTCGCTCCACTTCCCGTATCGGGTAGGTCGAAAAATTCGCCTCAATGCCCAGCAATGCGGTATTGTAGTAATACCCAAGGCAAACTACCTGCCGCGCAAACTCATCTTCTCCAAATTGTCGGCGCAACACCGCGACCTGTCTGCCGGTCGTATTGTCCAATACCTGGGCTACAAACCAGTCGCTGCCATCCCCCGCGGTGTCCGCCCCTATCACATAAGGCACCCCGGGCCTTGGCTCTTCATAGATTCGCGTACCGCCACCGGGGCCCTGCTCAAATCCGGTCACCCTAAAACTGTCGCCATCCCCCAAAAAGGTAAATTCACCGGTGCGCAATGGCCCCGGCAGCCCCGCCAGTCTTTGTACCAGGGCCTCCTTGTCAAACACGCAGTTACCGGTCGCAATAAACGCTTCCTCCGGGCTTGCGGGGTATTCCTGTTCAAACAGCTTTTCATCCCCGCCGCAGTTGTTTTCAATGCACCACCGCCGCCAGCAAAGTTGCTCGGTGTCCAGCCCAAAAATCTCTGCGATGCGCACCTCTTTTTCGGTCACCTCAAATTCCGCCGGGCAGTTTCTCCGGTACTCCGGCTGTTCCCACCAGGCACAAAACACCGGCACAAACTCGCTTTCATTTGCCACCGCCCGGTCCCACATCACTTTAAACTCGTCAAATCCGTTTGCCGTGCTTTCAATGATCACCATCGTGTCGCGCCGGTCAGGCACTGCCTGCAATAGCCCGGCCAGCGTCATCTTTTTATCACCCGGCCAAAATGCAAACTCTGAAAGGTGCAGGTTTTGAAATGTATCCGACCGGCCAATCCCTTGTCCCCCTGCCGTCATCACCCGTATCGTGCTTTTCAGCCCTTCGCCTTTTGTGCCGTCAAACACCAGCTCGCGGGCATTGCTTGTTTTTAGCTGGGGTTTCAACGGGTCCGGCAGTTCTTCGTAAAACAATTTGGACATCCGAAACAAGTTCGCAGCCGATTCCTCTTTGTGCGCCACGATCCCGCTTCTCACATTTTTTTTGGTCGCCGTCCGCTTAAAGATCATCGCCTCCGCCAAGGTCGAAAACCCCATCTGCCGCGCCTTCAACACAATGGCGCGCATCGGCTTACCGGCACGGTTTTGTGCCGCCAGTGCATCGTACAGTTCCTTTTGCGGGCCATTTAAAAGCAACGGCACCACCTTTGCGTCCTTATCACGGATCTTGAGTTCCTTCTCAATATACCGCCGCAGATTGATCCCACTCAAAACTCTTCCCCCTGCAACTGTTCCAAATAGCTTTCCAGCGTCGCGCCCACCTGCAAATTTTTTGCTTTATCCGTCGGCTTTTCCCCCACGGTGTCGCGCACTGCCGCAAACGCAGGCCCGTCTCCACCAATCGCTTTCGCAATCTGGGCCATCGCCATTGCTTCCAGTGCTGTCGTTTCCCCCGGCGCACGCCCCAGCATTTGCCCCAGTGCATCGGCCGCTTCGCCTTGTACCGGCTGCTGTAACAACTCTTCCAACACTTCCCGCAGCATGCCGCGCGGGGTTTCGGCCCGCGTTTTCGCACGGCGCACTGGGGTCTTTTTTGTAGGGGGCGCAACGTGCAGGTCCAGTGGTTCCACTGCCTTTTTCTTCGCCGGCAT